AATGAATACCGTTCATACCAAAGACAGATCTCTTCGATAAGTTAAACAAGTATGGTGAAGCAGAGTTGATGGTATCAACTTCAATGTTTACGTTCGCACTTGTGAGTGTTGGTAGTGGATTGTTTGGTGCAGCACCTACAACATACTTGAATTGTGTATTTGAAACAACTTCAGATACAACAAAGATACCATTATATCCTGATGTACTGATACCAGAGATGCGAACAGGTGTGTCAATTGAAAGATCTGTAAGTGTTGAATCTAAATCAACAGTCACAGTTGTGGATGCAGTGGCACCATCACCAGCCTTGATAGATGAAATGCCAACCTGTTGACCCTTTGAACCAACAATTCGATATTCTTCAACTCTTGTCTGGAAATCAAGACTACCTGATGGGAAGTCTGGTTCGATTGGTCTTCCTGTTCCAGCATCATATACATCACCAACCTTTTGATAATACATATCAAGGTCAGTTGATGTCGAAGTAAAATTAGGTAAGAAACTATCACTGATAGTAACTGCATTTGCACCATCAGCATATTCAAAACAAGTTAGTTTGTGGTGAGAGAAACTTGGTGTGAATAAGTTTGTAGTATAATCTTTATATACGTTACCTGATGGATCACCATCAAAAATAGTGAACTGTGAAATATAACAAGCACCTGTGAGTCTGAATATTGCAGATGGATCTATATTATTATTTTCTGGATCAGGAACATATTTTGGTCTTATCTTTGTCTTACGAAGGTCTTTACCTACAATTGAAGTACCTCTTGGTATGATTACACCACCACGAACACTATTTAATTTGAATAGTTCGTTATCAGGTGATGTTAAATCAAAGTTACTACCTAATCCAAATGGACTTAATGTTAAATTAGTATTTCCAAATCTTGTTGTATATTTTGCTTCTCCACTTTCACTAACAGGTATAAATCCTGGCCTGTTATCCACTGTATGTGTACCAGCAGCAAGGATAATGGTTGTTAAATCAAACTTATCATTTCTCTGTCCAGCAACATACGAGAACCTAGCAGCTTCGATTAGAGCCCTCTGTATGGTTTTAAATGGTCGTGTTTGGGAGTTTCCTTGGTTTTCAATACTATCAGTCGCATCCAATTCATTGGGGTCAACATAGATAACATTTCCCTGTATATTCTTTAGAAAATTCTCCAGTCTTGAAAGAGGCATCCTATTCTTCTCTGTTTACAGATTCTGTCTAAGTTTATTTATTCAACTTGTGATTGTGTTTCTTGGGAAACTATGATTTGGATCAGTATAATTACGATTCTCAACTGATATCTCAGAATTTTCATTAAAATTTGGGTCAGGATAATCGTATCTATTATTACCTTCATACTCACTTAATAATGGATTCACATCTTTTCTTTCACCATAAACATGATAGAAACAATCAATAGTTGATAAATCAGTAATCAAATCAGTATTAGTTGAATCCTCTGCGATGACAATGAATTCATTATTAAACTCTTGAATCACAAGATTTTGATTTGATCCAATTGGTTGCAACTCAACAGTAATACTATCTTCATGAACTAAATCTTTCCAGTAATCAGGTAAATTAATTACATTCGATTCTTTTAATCTACCACGATAAAAAACAGCAGACTCTGGGCCTTCTAACGAAACATGGCGAAGTCTCCACCCATCTCCTTTTGTGGGATGTTTGATATCAAAAGGTTTTGCTGGTAAACTATCAGCAACTCCAAATCTAGAAGCAAGTCTCCCTTTATTACCACAATCAACTGAACCAGTGACATGCATGTCACCTACAACACGAATCGTATCTACAGATGAACCACCACTTATGAGTAAAGCGTTTGCGGTTTTATCGTCACCAGCAACAGTTAGATTACCGTCAGCCTTAATTGCAAGAGTTGAATTATATGCTGGTTGTGGATCTAATGAATTTTGTGACGCACCATTTGAAGCAACATTCAAAACTCCTTCATATTCTGGCGATGATGATGGTTTTCCAATATAAACAGGGCCATTCAACACCGCAGTTCCATTTGGAGACGTGTCTGGTGGAACATAGGAAACATCATTAGTTCCTACAATCAATTTATCTGCTTGAAGTCTAGAAATGTTCATAATGATCTTTGTGTTGCTAGTTGTGTTTTCTTTAGATTTGCTGTTAATGCACCGAACTTTTGATCAGCAAAAGCTGCAGCTACCATGAATCCATATTTCAACTCAAATTGACCTTTTGCTATCACAGTCATATCTTTAGAAGCCTTAACTGTAATTTTTTCACCTTGAACACGAATGTCTGGAGCTCCAATGTCTGCAATTCTCTCTGCCTTTACAGTAAATTGACCATCTTGACCACCACCATTTGCATCCACAAAAATATTTTTAGCCCTCAATAATATGTTTCCATTTTCACACTCGAAGACCATATCACCTCTTTTAGCTTTTATGATCTTTGCTGGTAGTTGTGATATATCCCCAGCATCTCTAACTTTTAAACCCTCACCAAGAACCTCCATAGACATTCCTGGCGTGTATAAAACGTGTTTACCAGTTCCAGGCCCGCCTGCTTGAGATCTGCCTTGACCTGTGCTAGCATAGAATCCAAAAGACTGAGCCTCCTGTGTTTGAATTTCATAGTTTGTATCACCATGAATGCTGCTCTGTCCACTCTGAATGGCATATCTTAATTTAGCCTGTCTTTCTATGTTTTTTTTATCGTTTGGTGCTTTTGCCATTTTATTTGTCAATACAATTAATTACAGTCACAACAACATCTTGAGGTCGATCTCTGTTGAAAGGATCAAGTACGTCAGCAAGTTGTGCTGCATCATCAACACGAGTAAACTTAAGAACTGGTAGTAATTTAGCACCAGCCCCAGTATCGCTATTTATTGTGATGTCTGGAAGTCCAGTGAATCCAAATCCACCATTGGTAACGTTAACGCCCACTATCAATCCATTTTGAATGTCTAATTCAACTTCTGCTCCGCCAGTTCCATCACCAGTTCCATCACCAGTTCCACCGCCACTAACTGTAGCTGTGTCATTATCATTATAACCGAAACCTGTATTATCGACAACAACATTATCTAATGAGGTAACATATGAAGTCTCGCCATCATAATTTCCGTTTGGATCTGGAACTAGCTCTTTAACATTTCCTTCAATGTCAGTCTCTGTTGTGTTCGGTAGATATTCTTGGCCAGGGCTAGTCATGACAACGTTAACCACACCAAGTTCAGTTCCATTTGGATCATTTACATATACATTTGATAAATCAGCGTCAACTGTATCACCACCAACACTATCACTTAAGATTGGAATTCCTCCAGTTCCTCCAGTCACCACAGGAACTCCACCCTCAGTCAATATTGGATTTCCATCATTATCATACAAGGGAGTTCCACCTGTTCCACCAGCATTTACAGGAAGAACTGGTAATATTGAATCAGGATCAGTCACTGGAAGACCTCCTAAGACACCAACGGAAGGATTATGAACAGTTACTGGGAAACCTCCTATACCACCAGCAGAAGTGTTAGGACTACTACTTACAGGTGAAACAGGCCCCAACACTGGATGACCTCCAGCACCGTAACCTTTGTCACAACTATCAAAGAAGGAAAGTAAAGGTGGTTCCTCAAATCCAAATCCTGGCCCATTAATTGACACGCCAATAATTTGTCCAAGAGCATTTACAATTGAACTTCCAGTTGCACCTTGACCACTGCTACCTATGAAGTCTATTCTAGGTGGGCCACATTTAAGAACATTCGTTGAACAATCTGGTGCGGATGGAATCGCTGGAATCGCATCATCAATACTATCCAGTAAGGGAGTTAATTTAGCGTTCAATCCTACTTTGTCAATTATATTATCAAAACCGTCTTCTGTTGATTTTGAAACTCCTCCCTTTGAAGAGAATGAAGTTGGATCTGGAGGACAATTAACTTTATCACAATCAAGAATATTTGTGAGAATATTCGCAAATCTAATTGCTTTTGAAAATGTTTCGCTTGGAAGTGCGATACCACCACCTTGAATGTTGTTTAATTGGTCAAACAAACCACCAAGACTTGAATCTATAAGATTATTAATTTGTCCAAACATATCTCCCATGAAGTTTTCTATTCCACAAATAGGAACATCTAACACTTGTCCAATCATATTCTCTAAACTTTTAGAGAGATAATCTAGTAATCCATCTTGTATTTTTTCAATATTACAAAAGATAACACTTGTCAATGCATTCGTAGCTTGACCTAATACAACTTGATTAAATTTATCAACACTTCCCTCCATAGTTGTATCTAACTTATCAAGAGTTTCTTGAATCAACCATGATCTTCCACGACGAACTAATTTTGTCATCGAATTATGAATTCTTGTCGTTGCTAATTTAACTTCACTTTGAATATCAACAAGACCACCGTAAATTGGATCAACGTATGTAGAAGATTCATTCAATTCTTGTAGAGTTTCTAACTTTCGAGTAAAATCTTTTATCGCATTGCTTATCTTTGATATTTCATTATCTTCACAAGGACTAAAAGTATCAGTAACAATATTTGTTCCATCTTCTTTTTGTTTCCCTGCAATACTTGCTATATATTCACCATCTGTAAATCCACGAGTCCAAGGTGATTGTTGAAATTGATGTTGTTTACCAGATGTTTGTACAACCTTTGGTGGAGTATATGGTGTAAAACACGTTTGTTTTTTTGCATTAAATTTTGCACTTGTCAATTCATCTGAGACAAATGTTTGTCTAAATAAAGTTCCAAATATGACTGGTTGTTGAGCATCATCACCATCCATAAAGAATCCAACAACAACCTCTCCACCTTGATACTGCACTGTCTCTCCACAACCACCAGTGGTTGCAGTATTTGGTGGTAACAGAATGTGCGCTAGAGGTAAGTCTTTGTCTGGTAAATCATCAGCACAATCATGATAACCAACGATGCGAACACGACATCTAAAACGATATGTTTCCTCACCATTATCTGATTGTGTGCTTTCTAAGCAATCTCTCCACTCTCCTTTATCTGGATCAGTCACTTGACCGATCCACCACTTCATTGCGTCCTTTCCAAAAAAATTAGTTGATGGTTGATACATTTAATTAATCGTCATAGATTAAACACTCAGGTTCATCTGGGTGCATATCACAGAAAAGTTCGAGTGCATTAGGATCATGATGGTCTCCTGCTTTGATTTCATCCTTATGATGTTCTACATACTCTTCAAGTTCATGCAACTCTTCTTTTGCATGTCTTCTTGCTGCTGGATTCGCTTGTGGGTCGTCAGCAATTTTTTTATCGTATTCAATGTGATCTTCGATTGATTTCATTTGATTCTCCTGTTTCTTTTATTTAAGCGGTAAAGACATCACGAATTAATTTTAACTCAGAATTTGATTTACCGTCACTCATAAAATGTTTTAATTCACTAATTAAGTATTTTCCACTCACATCGTTGGTGTCTTCATCACCAGAACCAGTCTGTTTTTGATCGTCATTCTCCTTGATTGGAAATTTGACTTCAATCATTTGACCAACTCTTAAATCAGGATTAAGGGGAGTGGTAATAGTTAATGCCTGAGAAAATAACAAGTTAGTTCTAGCATAAGCCTTATTTTGATATCTGGCAAGCTCACTATCTTTTTCAACTTCCTCTTTCTTAGAACCTTTTTGCAAGGCTCCTTTATCTAAAATTCTCAACATTAATCGTGTTGGAACATCCTCTAATTTATTTGGTAGTTTAGGTGGTTTGTTCAAATCTAAAGAAGAAATTTTATAGTCAACAGTTTCTGTAGTTCCATTTTCAATATCGACGTATATAGTTTTGTTTGCGTACATTCCCATTCTACAATTCATACCAACATCATTTGATGTATCTAAATTGTTTTCAATAATTTTAAAGTCACCTAATCCAGATGGAACAGGTGTTTTTTCTGGTTTTTCATAAACTATTGGTTCACCTTCTAATAAAGTTTTAATTGATTTAAAATAATAACCATCTAAAGTTTCATAAAATAAAAATCCACACTCATCATCTGTGGATGCTGCCTTTGGACATAACCATTGAATTGTATCAAACGGTCTTTTAAGATTACCAACAAAAGTATACTTATTAAAAGCTTGATCTTTGTCTAAATTTTTAGATGTTTGAACTCCTCTTTTATCACTTATTAAAAGTTCAGAGACAATATCAGATATATTTCCAGTGAATCTTTTTGAAACTCTTGCAGTTTCATTTACAATTGATTCTACTGAAACAAATTCGAGAGTTGCTATTTGTTTTCTCGCCTCAGTTTTCATGTCTTTAACAGAGTTTAACATGATTGAGTGTTTATCTGGTAGAATTTCAAAATCATCATAGCCAGGAACTTCAACTCTTAAATCCAAAAATTCACCACCAGTGATTCCCTCACGACTAATTCCTAAGTCCACATCAATAAAACTAATTGTTAAAGATATTGAAGGACTCTTTAAACTTTCAAAATAAGTGATTGTAGGATTACCGCCAGATATTTCATACCCATCCTCTGCACTTGGATTATCTTTTCCAAATGTAGGAATTAAAGTACAATTTTTGATGAAATATTGAATTCTTTCCATTAACTTATCATTTTAGCAATGTCGGTTGGTAAATTAGATTTAGAGACTGTAC